CGGAAAGCTCATTCATTATCTGACACAAGCTCTAGGCCCTCGAAGAACGCCACCAGTTTAGGGCATTCGGTCTCGAACATGAGGCGAGTCAATTCCTCCCAGTCATAGAGGCTGGCCAATTGTTCCTCGAATCCCTCCAGGGTTTCGGCCTTGCCGGTCTGGGGCTCTGGCTCGTCGGCTGGTTCGGAGTAGCCATAGTGTGGTGGATAATTGCTCACGGGTTCACCCCCAGATACTCGACTACACGCCGATAGGTCTCGTGTGCCAGTTCTTCACCTTGCCAATCAAAAGGGAACGAAAAGATTCTAGTCTGATGAACATGGGCATAGCCTTCCTTAGTAGGTGCCGCGGTTCTCTGGTGTACTACCTCATAAGACATGGGCTTCCCGTGGTTTCGACCATCGCACTCGTAAAGCCTGACTCGATGGCCCGAGCCTCCTGTTCCCGGGGATGGGAGGAAGGTTTCTTCAATTCGCTTTCTAATCATGCTGCTACCCTTTCAAGGTGGGTTCACCACAAAAGCCCGCATCTAGGCGGGCTATGTGGGGCTATGTGGGCGGGTGTCACCAGCCGTTGCGGGCTTCCCCAGTGAGTTCCAACAGGAGACCAAAAACGCCCCCAGAGTACTCGACCTCGACCTTGTGAGGCGGGGCGTAGTTATTCCACTCTAGCCCACCGTCATGGCCGGGGGACTGGTAAGCGTCGCCACTCTCGACAAGATTCTTCCATGTTTGCATGGCTTCCGACTTGGTCTTGAAACGTAACGAGTAGCAGTCACTGTCACCCTCGACTGGAATTTTCCAATAGGTTAGCTTGCTCATGTTGTTACCCTTTTGCTTGTTGTTAGGTGCTCTTACCACCAAAGGCCGCATAGAGCGGCCGAAGGGGGGGGTCAGTAGTTGGTCATGTCGAGCCAATCGATGTCTATCTTCTCCTTGGCCCTTAACCATTGCTCATCTGTGAAGATAAAAAATCGCTTAAGAAAACGCTTATAGTTTGAGCGGCTACGGACGTGGCGCTCTTCCCATAGTTCCGGCTCCTCGATAATTCTGGCCAGCGAGTCTGGGTCAGATTGAGTCAAGTCTACTTTTGCCTTTTTCACTTTCTCCCCCTATCCAAAATCCTCTGGAGCCTTTTGATCTCTTCCCGCGCTTCGCGTATGTCTTCGCGCGACATGTAGCCCGCGGGGGATTGAATTTCAGCGAGAAGAACGTCTCTTTCGTCCTTGATGTTTTCCATTTCGTCCAGCGATAGACCCATGACACAAACCCTCTTGTTGAATAGGTGACTCAGTGCAGCCCGTTGGCCGCACCCAATTATAAGCACAGATGGGGAATTCACGTCAAACACTATTGCAACGCTGAGTTACGATTTTTACTTCATTTCGTTAAACTTTCGACGCCTTCGCAAGCAATATGGGGCTGTAAGTGTGTGGAATTGTTGGGGAAAATGAGAAACGTACGTTTCCTTGTTTTTTGTCTGTTTGGGCCCTCATAGAGAGTGAGAGGGTGTGTGATAGACAGACAACAGAAGGACAACAGAAAGGCAAAGGAAAGGTAGGGCAGGAGTAGACATAGATATAGAGTAAGTGGGGGGTTTTATATATTAAACCTTTAAATGACCTAACCTGCTGATTTCATTGAGCTTTTCGGAAATACGTAATTTTCACAAACCCGCTAAGTGTCTGTTTTCAGGTGATTATATACCGTGAATCGGTCAAAACCGCCCGAATCGGCCACCAAATGGCCCTAGGGGGCACCCGGCCATGGCCCAAGGGCCCAAGGGGGCGGAAATGGGGCCGACAGGCCCTAGAATCGATTGTGAGCGCCGTTCGGGCCTGACTGGACCTATGGCCTGGGCCGATGCCCGAACGCGGCTCAGAGGGCCGACCCGCTCACTTTAAAAGGTTGGAGACATTGTCAACAAATGGAAACAAGTGTCGCCAGGCGGAGGCACCACAAAAGCGGTGCCATACATTGCCATACGTTGCCCTATGTAGCACTACATGTAGTGTAGGGCACGTTAGACGCGGCGCGTTAAGTGAGGCGCCGTTCAGTTAACCGATCGGATAAACTGAGGCGCGATTCATGAAACGGCGCGTCATATCGATATCCCACCCCGGACCCGGGTCACCCCTTTTACATTAATAGCCACAAAAACTAATTTTCCCCTCATCCTTTTCCCTCCGGGGAATAAAAGAACCTGGTCATTCTAATTTTTTGCCTAGGTTCTTTTTCCGAGGTTCTTTCCTTTTGATTCCGGGCACTTAGCCCTAACCTCCCCATTTCAATTTTTCCGCCCAGGTTCTTTGACCAGGTTCTTTTGTGTTTCACGTGCAACATATTCCCTTTTAGATAAAAGATATTCCCTCTTTGACAAATGCACTGCATTGCCATACGATACATGTATGGCACCTCTCTTTTCGGGGGCCTGGATGGTAAGGAAGCATGGCACGTGGCAGAGGCAGACCATCGGCGGAGGTTATTCCCCGTCGTTCAATTGACAAGCTCCGGCAGGGTTACCTGTCGAATTGCCTCCCTCCGCTCGACCTGGTGGCCAATGCGCTCGGGGTCAGCCGCTCGATGATTGGCAAGATCATCCACAACCGGGCCTACTACTCATCGGCCTATGCGAGCGAGCTGGACGTCGTTAAGGAGCGCCGGGCCCAGTTTCTGCTGGAGCTGACCGATGACTGACTTCTGGGATGTCGATACCCTCCTGGCCGAGCCAGAAGAGGAAGAGAAGGAGATACTTACTCCTTCGGAAGTTGTGGCGGTGCCGTCAATCGAGGTGGTGCGGCACAATCTGCTGGCCCTGATTCAGCAGGCGCTCGAAGGCGCGATCCACACATCAGCGGCGCGGGACTTGGAGCCGAATGATGTGAAGGTGGTCTCGGAGCTGATGCGGTCACTGAAGTTGGCCGAGGACATGCAGAAGGATGATGCGCTGAGCCAGATGGATGACGAGACGCTTCAGATGTTGGCGGAGAAGGCGCTGGCGGTGAAGCAGTTGGGGGATGGCGGGGATGATGAGGATTAATTGTTTCGGCCAGTTGGGGGTTGGGAATGATTCGGATTAGGGAGGGTCGCCCGGAGGATATGGCGTTTGTGTATTCCTCCTGGGTGAAGTCGTATGCGGGGCGGAATAAAGATGTTCCCCGGCGTCTCGTGTATGGGGCGCAGACTGACATCATTCGCAAGGTGGTGAAGGGTTGCCACATCTTGGTGGCGACGCCGGAGGGGGCGGATGATGATATCTGCGGGTGGGTGTGCTATCGTTTGCCTGTGTATCAGTTTTTGTACGTTAAGGCGCCGTTTCGGCGATTTGGCGTGGCGATAGCACTGATGAAGGCGACCGGGTGGGACCGTGGGCCAATCATGGGGGCCTACAAACCATCGAGAGAGATACTGAAGAAGATTGAGTTTGAGTATGTGCCGCAATTGCAGCGGCTGGACATGCTGGAGAGGTTTGCCAATGAAAGTGTACGCCGTTAGGTTCAATGCGGATGTAAAACCGCTTATGAATCAGACATTTATCGATATTAACCATCCGGCCACGAAGGGGTTCTCCTTGGACCTAAATGGCCAGTATCTGATGGTGACGCATGAGAAGGGCGAGAAGTTCGCGGTTCCGGTGACCTCTATCTCGTGGATGAAGGTGGATGGGGCGCTGCTCAAGCCTAAGCGTGGGCGACCAAAGAAGGTGGTGAGTGAAACAGTATGATGCCGATAGCATACTCCAGGAGTATGTTCGCCGGTTTGGCGACACCACTAGCCTCGAAGATACGCGGGAGCTAGGGCATCGTACTTTCAAGTGGCGCAATGATTTGTTTAACTACCAGCTCGACTTCATTGACGACGAGTCACAGATCAAGACGGCGCTGTGCAGCCGCCGAAGCGGGAAGACGTATGCTTCGTGCTACTACTTGCTTGAGGAAGCCAGTCGGCATCCCGACATCATCTGCGCTTATATTGCATTGACCAGACGGTCAGCAAAACGACTGATGTGGACGGAACTGAAGAGGGCGGACCGCAAGTATATGCTGAACATCAAGTTCAACAATGCTGAACTGGTGGCGGAGCTTAAGAATGGCTCTCAAATTATTCTGGCTGGGGCGGATGACGAGGCCGAGGTTGATAAGCTCCGTGGCTCGGCGTACCGGCTGGTCATCATTGATGAGGCGGCGTCATTCGGGCCGCACTTGTCGGTGCTCATCGAAGAGGTTTTGGAACCGGCGCTTGTTGACCACAACGGAACGCTTGCGATGATTGGAACGCCAGCGGCCCACTGCTCGGGTATTTTCTATGAGGCCACAACTGGGATTAGGCCGGAATACTCAACCCATAGTTGGACCATCATGGAGAACCCGCACATTCCGCATGCCGAGGAATGGCTGGCCAAGAGGCGCAAGCAGAAGAAGTGGGCAGACGACAACCCCATCTATCTGCGCGAGTGGCGGGGCAAGTGGGTGCGCTCGGATGACTCACTGATTTATAAATATGGCGAAGAGAACTTAGTCGAGTCTATGCCGACCGATGAGTTTGATTTCGAGTATTGCCTGGGGATTGACCTTGGGTACGAAGATGCGACTGCCCTGGTGGTGGGGGCGTTCTGTCGGAACCTGCCTGACTTCTACATCGTTGATTCTTTTAAGAAAAGTCATATGCTGCCGGTGGATATTGCGGCGAAGATACGCGAGATGGACGCCACGTATAACTTTACGACGATGGTTGCGGACACTGGTGGTTTGGGTAAGTCGATTGTTGAGGAGTTTCGGAAGCGTTACTCGCTGCCCCTGAAGGCCGCAGAAAAGCGCAACAAGGGCAGCTACATCGAACTGTTGAACGATGATTTGGCAACCGGCAAAGTCAGGGTGCTCGACCAGAGCATACTCGCCGAATGGGATGTTTTACAATGGGACGAAGACCGGCGCAAGGAAGATGCTCGGTTTGACAACCACCTTTCGGATGCCTGTCTGTATGCGTGGCGCGAGAGTCGGCACTACACATTCCAAGAAGACGAAAGCTATATTCCTGAAGGCTTCTGCGAGGAAGAGTTCAAGATCATGCAGCGCATAGAGGGTAAGCTCTACAAGCCGGAGAAGCCGTGGTGGGAATCAGAATGGACGTTGAATTGATAATAGCTCTGGCGCAAGAGCATGGTCTCAAGCGTTTAAGGGTTGGTGATATAGAAGTGGAACTCTGGGAAAAGCCGCGCCAGCGCTATAGTCAGGCCGTGCCTGTGGGGGCTCTGGTGGATGAGAGCATCTCAGATGATGAAGAGGACCTTTTTTATTCAGTGGAGTGAATAAATGAAGCCGAACAAATACTGGTGGAATGATGGCGTAGACAAGCATGAGCTGGTCTTTGATACTGTTGAGCAGATAGCAGAGAACCAGAATCAGCGCCCCAAAGACAACCTTAACCATGCCCGCCTTTATGGCAATGCGTATTTCTCTGATTTGCGCGGAGTTACGTCGGCACCAAGAAACACCAGAAACCGGGTGACGCTCAACATCATCCAGTCGATGTGCGACACGGTGACAGCCCGAGTGGCCAAGGCAAAGCCCATGGCGACCTACCTGACAACAGGTGGTAGTTGGGCCATGCAGCAAAAAGCCAAGCTCCTGACCAAGTTTACCGAGGGCCAGTTTTACCAAGCCGATGTGTACAAGGTTGCGCCCAAGGTCTTCTTGGATGCCTGCGTCTTCGGGACAGGCGTTATGAAGGTCTACGAGGAAGACTCGCAGATTAAGGTGGAGCGTGTCTTTCCAGACGAGATTATTGTCGACGACCTGGAGTCTCGCTATGCCGAGCCGCGCCAGATGTTCCAGCAAAAGCTTGTGCCCAAAGATGTTCTGGTGGCGCTCTTTCCTGAAGCTAAGAAGCAAATCGAGGAGGCAAGCTCTCATGAGGACCGTGATACTGAATATTATTATGCGAGTGAGCAAGTTCTGTGCATCGAAGCGTGGCACCTCCCGTCATCCAAGGGCTCGAACGATGGACGACATGTAATTGCCATCGATAACTTCACTCTTCTAGACGAAGAGTGGGAGCGCGACACCTTTCCCTTCTGCTTTATCCGTTGGACCGAGCGGTTGCTCGGATTTTGGGGCCAGGGATTGGCTGAACAACTCACCGGGATCCAGGTGGAGATAAATAAGCTCCTGCGGAACATCCAGGAGCAGATGCACCTCGCCACGCCGAAGGTTTTCGTCGAAGCGGGCTCTAAAATCTCCAAAGCACACATAAATAATGAGATTTGGGGAATAATTGAGTATGCGGGAACGCCACCAACGTTTTACGTCCCAAAAACGGTTTCTGGGGAGATATTTAGCCATTTGGACCGCCTATTTAGCCGTGCATACGAAATTGCGGGCGTAAGTGTGCTCGCAGCGCAATCTAAGAAGCCTGCGGGGCTCGAATCGGGCGTTGCGCTTCGTGAATTCCAAGATATTGAGACTGAGCGCTTCATTATGGTCGCCAAAGAGTATGAAAACCTCTTTTTGGACATCGCAGAGCACATGTTGGACCTTGCGCGAGGCATTGCGGCTCGCGGAGACGCCTATGACGTGCTGAGTCACGGTGATGAGAGCATTGAGAAGATAAATTGGAGCGAAATTGACCTGGAGAAGACGGAATATGCGATGAAGGTGTACCCAACGTCGCTACTTCCGACTACACCGGCTGCGAAGCTCCAGAAGGTCATCGAGATGCTTCAAGCAGGCATGCTGACCCAGCAAGAGTCCCGTGCGCTGTTGGATTACCCCGATCTAGAGGCTGTAAACCAGTTGGCGACCGCATCTCAGGAATTGTTCAACAAAATCATCGATGAGGCCATTAGTAAGGGCCGATACAACCCGCCAGAGCCATTTATGAACCTGGCGATGGGCGTGCAGATGGTTCAGTCGGCTTACCTGAAGGCGAAGATAGACAATGTGCCGGAGAAGCGCCTCGACCTTCTGCGGCGGTTCCTCCAAGACGCGGTGGCCATGCTCGCTTCCATGCAGCAGCAGGCAATGGCCCCGATGCCAGGACAACCCATGGAGCAGGATGTGGCGCAGCAGGGTGCTCGCCCCGGCGCTATGGCAGAACAAGAAATGGCCCAGGAGCAGATAGCCGCTCCAATGCCGACATAGGAGATTTGAATGGAAGAGCAGCAAGAAGCACCACCGGCTGAAGTCGTTGAAGAGGCCGTTGAAGAGGCGGTGGCGGAAGCTACCGAGGAACAACCGGCGGCCGAAGAGAGGCCCGACTTCTCCCGGCAGTTTAGCGCCATTGCGCGACGTGAGCGCGAGCTTCGTCAGCGCGAATCTCGCATGAAAGAGATGGAGGCGCGGTTCAACGAAGTGGAGGGATACCAGAACGAGTATTCTGGAATTCAGGACCTTGCTCGCAAGAATCCCTATGAGGCGATGAAAAAGTTGGGCATCGACTATGATGCCTTGACGCAGCAAGTCATTAATGAAGGCGAGCCTACGGCAGACCAGCAATTAAGGCTTGAGAACGAGGCTTTGCGGGCTCGGCTCGATAAGCTCGAAGGTGCTTACAACGAAGAGCACAAGCAGCGCGAGCAGGCCCAGGCGCAGGCCGCTCGGAACAAATTAATTGACAACGTGAGACAATTCGTTGACGATGGTGGTGACTACGAATTCATTCAGTCGAATGATGCTTACGGTCTCGTGGCGGAAGTGATGCAGCAGCACTACATCCGCACAAAAGAGATTATGGAGTATTCCGAGGCTGCAAAAATGGTCGAAGGCCATTTCGAATCCGAAGCCGAGCGATACCTAGGCAGTAAAAAGCTGCAAGACAAGTGGCGGGCCACTAGCCAAAAAGAGTCCGAACAAAAAGCGACTTCAGAAGCCGAACCAGCGAAATCATCACGGCCAAAAACACTTAGCAATGAAAACACTGCTAAGAAAACAGAACCGTCTAGCGGCGTCCTAGAGAGTAAAGAAAAGTCTCTAGAACGGGTCGCTCAGTTAATTCGCTGGGAGTAATCCCGCACACATTCTGGAGTTAAAAAATGGCTAATCCACTCGACGTAGGAACCGTCACCCAGGCGCTAAAGGAGCACTACAAGCCTCTTCGCGTCCAGAACATGGTTTACAAAGACAATCCACTTCTCGCTATGATGCCGAAATACACCAAGTTCGGCGGCGAAAATATGCCGATTCCTCTGCTTTACGCGAACCCGCAACGACGCAGCGCGACGTTTGCAACGGGTCAGGCAAATGAGTCAAACTCTTCGCTCAAGCAATTTGTTTTGACGCGGGTAAAGGACTATTCCTTTGCGAGCATTACCGGAGAATCCATCAAGGCAACAGAGCGAGACAGCGATGCTTTCTTGCGCTACGCCACAATGGAAATTGACGGCGCTCTTCACTCATTGACTCGCTCTCTTGCGGTTGCAATGTATCGTGACGGCTCGGGGTCTATTGGAAACCTCAAGGTTGATCCTCTCACGGGCACAACCTACACGCTATCTAATGCTGAGGATATCACCAACTTTGAAGTTGGAATGGAAGTTGTTTTTGCGGATAACACCGGCGCTGCCCTTCGGGCAGGGGGTCATCGAGTCATTACTGCGATTGACCGTGACGCCGGAACATTCACATCAACTGCGGCCGATAACTCCCTGGATGTGGCGGATGATATTTTTCAAAAAGGTGACTACGTTTCGGCGAGTGACCGGCTGAAAATTCGAGGCCTTGAAGCCTGGTGTCCGGCTTCCGCTCCGGGCTCAGATTTGTTTTTTAATGTAAACCGAACCGCAGACGTTACCCGTCTCGGGGGTAATCGCTTCGATGGCTCGGCTCTTCCAATCGAGGAAGCGCTTATCGGTGGCGCAGCTCGCGTGGCACGTGAGGGCGGTCGTCCAGATGTTTGCATGGTGGATTTTGCAACTTTCTCAAACCTTGAGAAGGCTCTCGGCTCTAAGGTCGTTTACGACGAAGCCAGGGCGCGTGACGTGGATATTGGCTTTGCCGCTATCTCACTTCGCGGCCCACGAGGCACCATCAAGGTTATTCCTGACCAAAACTGTCAGCCCGATGTCGCCTGGATGCTCCAGCTCGACACTTGGAGCCTGAACACTCTTGGTGAGGCGCCAATGTTCTTGGACTTTGATAACAACCGCATGCTCCGCGAAAGTGGCGCAGACGCTTACGAGGTACGCCTGGGTTACTACGGCAACGTCGCTTGCAATGCGCCTGGATACAACTGTCGCGTAGCATTGGCATAATTCAGGCTCAGGAAGGAGATTGAGTTATGGCGAATCGTGATTTTAAGCCTGTGAAGGCACTTGAGCGTGAGGTTGTTATTCTCGGTGGGCGCATTGCGTTCACCAACGGAACAATGACAGGAGTATCTGAAGGCACTGGCTTCACATGCTCCAATGTTAGCTCTGGTGTTTTCACCATCACGCTGGATGACAAATACAGCGATCTTTTGTTTACTTACGCCCATGCAATCGGCACGGGCGGGCCAGAGACGTATATTGAGCTAACAGCCCATGACGTATCTAGCGCAAAAACATTGTCGTTTGTCATTAATGACCACAGCGACAACGATGTTCGGGGAGACTCGGATGTTGACCAGGAAATTCAATTCGTTGCGTTTCTAAAGAACAGCAGCGTAACCTAAGGAGCCTAAAATGCCCGACCCAGGAAACCTGGCGGTCATGATCCTCGACAAAGCCAAGGAGTCATCCGAAGGCAAAGACGAGGGTGAAGGCTACGCAAAGATGGCCCGAAAGGAAGCAGGTGATGCTTTCCTCAAGGCCATCGCAGATGGCGATGGAGAGAGGGTGGCGCAAGCGCTACAGGACCTTCACGACATCAGTATGAATTAATTGGACGGGGGCGAAAGCCCCCGGTCCTTTATCGGAGGGCTGGATGCCGAATAACACTACCACCCTCGCCCAGCTCATCACCCGTGTAAGACAGCGGGCCGATATGGTGGGGTCCGCCTTCGTCTCAGATGCCGAGATTGTTGACTATATCAACGTCGCCATGGCGGAGATTCACGATTTACTCGTGACCAAATACGAAGACTACTACGTCAAAGATAGCTCGGAGTCGCCCAAGTCTGGCGATTACACGCTTCCTGCCGACAACCCAGGAACACTACCCACGGACTTCTACAAGGCCCTGGGGGTTGATTTGGTGTCCGGCGGACTGACGTATCGCCTGAAGCGCTACAGCTTTCAGGACCGTAATATGTACAACTCGCCTGGGGCGGTGGCAGCAAGAATCGCAGATACGCGCTACACCATCCAGGGGAACAAAATTAAGTTTATCCCCGACCCGACAACATCGGGAACAGCGAAGCTCTACTACGTGCCGGAAGCTCAAAGGTTTGATGCAGGCTCTACGAGCGCCACCATTGTTAGCGTGGCCCCTGCCGTAGCCAATGGTTACGAAGAGTATGTGGTGGTCGATGCGGCCATTAAATGCCTGCTCAAAGAAGAGTCTGATGTTCAGCCCCACATGGTCTACAAAGAGCAGCTTCGGAAGCGGCTTGAGGCCGCAGCGGGCAACAGAGATGCCGGGGAATCCTACAAGATTAGCGACGTTAACACTGGCGTCTATCTCGAAGACTACGTCAACTATCGGGGCTTCTGATGGTTGAGTTCGAGAGATATAGAAGCGACAACTACGAGCTTAATCGAGTCCAAGACAAGATTGAGGACTTTGCGCGTGGTGTACAGCTCGGCGGCATCATCAATGGGCGCCTGGTTGAGAATGTGGAACTCATCGCCAACCAAACCACCATGGTCTACCACGGCCTAGGGCGCAGGTATAAGGGCTACATCGTCGTCTCGATTAACGAGAAAGTTGTTGTGCATGTGGTCGATGCCGACAACCTCTCTCCTGAGAAATACATTCCGCTCAAGGTTGTCTCCTACCCGGCGACAGCCAGTCTGTGGGTGTTCTGATGCCGTTAGAGAAAAAAACACTATCGTTTCCGCTCGCCAAAGGCATGGACGAAAAGCCATCGGCCCCATCCCTTGGCATTGATTCACTGCAGGCCGCAGACAACGTGCGCTTCGAAAAGACTGGCCAGGTCAGGAAGCGCGGCGGGTTTGTCCTGACAAACAGCGTCTTAACCGCAACAGGGGGGACAACCGTTTCAAAAGGGGTGGCCATCTCCCAGTACAAGGATGAAACCCTCCTTCTTGACGGTTCGAGCCTTTATTCAAAAGTTTCTTCTCCGGCAAACTACCTCATAGACAAAGGCACTTACGTGCCAATGACGATCCATAACGATGCCAAGCACAGGCAGGTTGCTCGAAGGCAGGGGAATGCGCAAATAACAGAGGCCAATGGTTTTCGGTTTTATGTCTGGGAGGAGTACGCCTTTGACGCAAGCGTTTATCAGGTTAGGTACGACATCGAAAACATAGAGACAGGGGTTTTCATTAAGAGCGATGTCGATATTGCATTTGCGAGCATAACAACCACTGGGACAAACAGGCTCTATAAAATACATCGCCCTCAGTGTATTGCGATAGGGAACCGGGTTTTTGTCTTCTGGCTGGATATTGCTACCAGCAAAATAAAGTATGGCTCTGTTGATTGCTCTTCCGTTGCCAATGCTTATTTGGGGGTCCAGAACATAGCCATTCTTCAGGATCACCTTAGCACTCCTGCCGACATAACCCTTGATAGCACTTACCCTGTTTTTTCTATCGATCACGCATCAACCACGACGCACTCAAGCGCGGGCATTCTTGCTTACTATGCAGGGTCAAACACATATACTGTTAGATATGTAACGGCTGATGGGGTTCTCGCAAAAGGTGTCGAAAAAGTAGACATTACAACCGGGGGCGCGACCGCATCGTTCAGCAATTACGTCAAGGGGGCCACACCTCTTCCGTCAGACATCTTTATCAAGTGTCTTGATGGAAGCGCTGGCGCGACCTACGCGTCGTTTGTCTTCGGGCACAACTACGCAAGCGGTGGAAACACGTATGTCGGGCTCATTGTCATTAGCGACAACCTAGGGGCAGTTCTTAGCGATGGCGACAACACGCTATCTAACGGGTCTTCTACAGGGTCGCTGTTTATCCTGAATGGCACAGCGGGGATGGTGACAACATCTGCGACCGACATCTACGTTCCGGTCACTGTCTTTGATGGGTCAAAAACAGGCACGAGCGGAAAGATTGTTCCAGAGCATTTTGTTCGTACGTATAAAATGGCTTTATCGAATCGAAATATGAGCGGTCTCGGTTCGTACACCCTGTCAAGGTATAAAAACCTTGTCGCGTTTAACTCAACCGTTACCTCTGACATGTTTCGATACAATTCGGAACTGTATTATACGGTATCAACCGTAAACGACAATGCAATGAGAGAGGACACCGAGAAAGACTTTAAGCTTACTCGGGGGCTGTCTAATTCCATGATTGTCCTAAATCGCGAATCTGAGCCAATAGGATCAACAAAGATAGGTCAATGCGCGACATGTGTTACTTCTGGGATTTTAACAATGGACCCAGAAGAGTTCGCATTAGTTGACGCCTCGGGCAGCTTGACAACGCAAAAGAACAGGCGCTTGTGGACGGGAACCCAGAGAGTAATAGCAAAAGATTCCAGCACGCGCTTTTTGTTTGGAGCATCACGCTTTTTTGGCTTTGTTGGCTACAATGCGGGGGCCAGTGGGGACCACTCGGACGACCAAGACACCATTTTTGGAACCAGCCTCGTTACGTGTGACTTTGCCCCAGCCAGAACCCTGGCGTCAGTAGATGCAGATGGTACCTGGCTGGGTACGGGCGGGTTTCTACATGGCTATGATGGCCAGAAGATATTTGAAAACGACTTTCTCCTGAACCCGTCAATTCGGCAACTTCAGCAAAGCGGTGCCTCCGCAAGTGCATATGTCGCGGGCGGGACGGTAAGGGGCTTTCCGAACGGAAAGGTTCTTAAATACAGTGTTGTGTATGAGTGGGGAGATGCAAACGGAAACATATACCGATCCGCCCCAGCTCCGTTCAACGAAATAACGATTGCCACGGGAGGGGTAAAGACGGTTGGGTCTGTTACAGGGGGCAGCGGTTACACCAACGGGACATACGATGTCACAATGGGCGGCGGCGATGGGACAGGGGCGGTTTTTAACATAACTGTCTCAGGGGGCGCAGTGGCTTCTGTTAATAGCATTACATCGCAAGGGTCAGGGTACACAAACGGCAATACGCTCACATTCCCTGGCGGAAGCAGCGGCTCGGTTGGCGTCACCGCTGTTTACAATACAAACAGGGTGCTTGTAGACTTTTATCCTCTAAACCTGAGCTTTACGCGAAAGAACGATGTTCGCGTAAAAATTTACAGAACCGAAGACGTTGGCGCTGTTTTTTACGAGATAGGGTCGATTGAGCCAAGCGCGACATCGGAAGCGTATGATCAATTTATAGACATGCCGTCCGATTACGCGAACGCCATTAATCACGACCCGCTGTACACGACAAGCGGCGATGTGGAGTCAGGGTGTTTCGGTTCATGCACCGATCTTGTAAGACACCAGAACAAGGTGTTCGCCGCAGGCATCGACGACAACGTGTACATGTCCGTGCCGTTGACCGATGGTTCTGCCGTTCGCTTTCCGGCATCCTACACTGAGTTTCAGCTCAACTTCCCCGGAGACTCGTCAAAACTAACGGCAATTGAAAGCAACCTCGATCACTTGGTCATCTTCACCGAAGACAATGGGTTCTTTGTTTCAGGCAGAGGGCCTGACCGACTAGGCTTTGGACCCTATGGTCCACCAAGGCTGTTCGCTTCTGGCCAAGGGGCAAAAGCAGGCGCGGCCCATACGGACTCGCCCGTTGGCGCATTTATTCAGTCAGACCGAGGCATCTACGTCATTGGCCGAGACATGAGCGTGAAGTACCTTGGCGCCCAGGTGGAAGATAAAACGTCTAAACTGGCCATCAACATGCTAAGGCATGATGAGACAAACGAAGTTCGCATTATGCTGTCCAACAAAGGGACGGCATCTGGCTCTGACGAATACCTTGTCTACAACTATTACTTTGGTCAGTGGAGCAGGTACACGGTCGCATACACGTCAAACGCTTGGCAGGTGGGCGAGGTCTATGACGGGACAACCTTTCAGAGGCTTACTGCAGACGGCAAGCAGTGGGCGCAGTCTACGACAGTCTTTCAGGACAATAGCGCCAACTATGACATGGTGGTTGACACGGGGTTTATCTCCCCGACAGGCATTCTTCGCAAAGACAGAATCTACCGATTCATGTACCTGGGCGAGTACAAGGGAGCGCACTCTGCCCAGGCGAATGTCTACGTAGATTATCAGTCGGGGACAACAGCAACACCATCGGTAAGCTTGTCTGGCGCCCCCAGCGACATCTTCCTGTACCGCACTCATATGCCAAGCCAGAAGAACAGAGCGCTAAGAATCAAACTTGTTCTCACGGGCTCTACGGAGTGCGCGTACCTGAACGGGCTAGCCTTTGAGGTTGGCGTGCGGCCAGAAGGCACAAACTTTAAGACATCTCAAGCGAGGACATTCTGATGGCGGGTGAAAGTGCATTTCTATCTCAAATGCTTCGGCAGCAAGCAGCGGCAGAAGAGCGCGGGCAGATGGTCAAGGACGCCATTGCTGGCCAAGCCGCGTCTCAAATTATGAGGCAAATAGCAATGGGCGAGGTCCAGCGCGAGATGGCAAGAGAGGCTCAAACAGGGCGAGCCCTTGAATCGGCAGCCGGTCGACAGGCGCAGCGCGATGTCGGCAAATCTCGAATGGAGACGCAAAGAGAACTCGAAGAGAAGCAGAAATTGCTTGGCCTGATTGGTGGAGCAGCAGAGGCAACGGGCGCCCTTGGCGGGTATCTGGTTTCTCAAAAAGCTCTAGAGGAAGCACAGTTTAAGGGTCGAATGGAGAAGGCTGCGCTCGACCCGCAGGTTGATGACATGTCACAGTTTAACCCGCAAGATTTGGAAGCTCTTCGGGCAATGTCTCAAGAGCAGACACAGGCGGATGCGGCTGCGATGGTGTTTGATGAAAGCGCTGTGCCGTCCGAAAATGAGATAATGGCAGCGATGGCCAAACCGGACGACTCATTCCCTCGCGATGCTAGAATGTATGAGATTGACACGATCAGGGGGATGATTGACCCAATGCGCGGCCCAGGCATTACGGGCATGCCCTTGACGCCCGAAGAGCAGGCGGAAAAAGAAATAAAAGACAGAAGAGTTCGTGAGCAGTTAAGGGCCATTAGAAGATTTCAAGGAAGCGTTGGTTCCGCTCCTTCTAATCCGTTTTTAGAGTAGAGGTTTGCCATGGAAGATGAAGAGCTTTTTAAGCAGCTAGGCCTCACCGAGGATGAAGACCGGGGCGAAATGGAAATAACCGACAGTGACGGCAACGTCATTGGAGGACTATCCATGGGTGAAGATATAGCGTCATCCAGAGAATACCAGGAAGCCACGCGAAGAAAGAAGTACGGGTTAGAGGGCGACAAGCTCTTTGACTACGCATCTCGTGTTGCCGATATCGCTGCTGGCAAAAGAAAAACCGAAGGACAGGTAAGGGCGGAGCGGGCGCTTCAAATTTTAACCGGAGCACAGCGCGGTGTGGCCGCATCTAAAACAGGCTTCGACACGGCACAAAGCCTTCGGGCGGGAGAGCGGGCGGCTCAAAGGTCTGAGGCTGAAGGCGAGGCCGAGATCGGCGCGGCGGCCACGTTAGCCCAAGAGCAGTACGGTGCTAGTCTAGAACAGCTTTTAATAGCAGGTGAGCAGCGAGCAGAAGATAAAAAATTCGCAATGGCGCAGATTCAGATGCAAGCAGAAGCGGCAGAAGGTGCGATGTTTGGGAATGTCCTTGGCGGTATTCTCGCGGCTGTGGGAGCCATAGCGGGGGCCCCGGGCGGCCCCGCAGGCATGGCGGCAGGCGCCCAGGGTGGCCAGGCGATTGGCCAGGGCATTGGCCGGTGGATGGCTTAGGAGAGAGATATGGCGGATGGCGTTGATAGATGGAAAGAGTTTCTTGCCCGGCAAGAGCAAGAAGCGGTTGAACGGGATTGGGAAGTGGCTCCTGTTCGCGAAGCCCTGACCGCTGTAGGCGCCCCCAAGGGGCAGGGCGCGCTAGAGGCGACTGTCCCATACAGGCCAGAGAAAACCTACGAAGAAGGGATGACCATTACCACCCCGGTTAAGACAACCGAGTTAGGGAAAGAGTACCCTTCATGGCTGGACTGGTCGATAGAGAAGGACAAAGGGGGGCGCTATCGTCTCCAGGTGGGCGGGCAGGAGCGCTACTTGTCGGCCAAGGATGCTGCGGTTGTTAGGTCAAATCCAGAACTGGCGAGGAAGCAAGGCATTCTCACTGATGACGAGGCCACCAAGATAGCAAGCGCAGCGGCGACGGAAGAATACGAAAAGTCGGCTAAAAAGAATATAGAGGGCGAAGTTGCAAAATCCGATTTTGCTAAAGAGGGTCAGGTAACCGCCGCAGGCTTTACCTCTGACGTTGACCGAGTTATCCGAAAAGTTCGAGCACTGGAGGCGGAGATTGCCTCTGCATCGGGCGACCGGAAAAAGGCGCTAGAGGGTCAAGCAGAGGTCCTGAAGACCCAGGCGCAGGAGATGGCCGCCAAAGAGCAGGAAATGGCCGACAGGGCCGACCGGCGCGTTCGCGGCATGGAGCTTATGAAGCAGCGCCACGACGAGGCCACTGCTCGGGCTGAAGCGGAAATCCGAAATGCGGAGCGCATGGTCACAAGCCATGAGATTGACCCCAACAGAGCATTCAAGACAACAGGTGCTCGCGTCGGTTCAGCCATTGCCATTGCAATGAGCGCTCTTGGGCAGGGCATGTCTGGGCGAGCTGGGCCAAACACTGCATACAAAATCATCAACGATGCAATCAATCGAGACATCGATCTTCAGAAAGAAGAGCTTCGGACCCGCAAGGATGTGCTTCGAAACAAGAACAACCTCTACGCCAACATGATGGCCAAGTTTGGCAATGAGCGCTCGGCGGAGCTTGCGACCGCCAAGGCGGGCATGACGGCAGCAGTTCAAAGCCTTCAGGCACTGAAGGCAACACACAAAAGCCAAAATGCTCATCTTGTTATTGATGAGCAAATTGGAAAAATTGAAGCCGAAGGGCAGAAGAAGCTAGCCGAACTGTACAAACTAGAAGGCAAACTGGCCATTAGCAAAATGAACATCCAGGGGCGGGCGGCTGCTCGGGGAAGTGCGGGTAAGGCTCAAACAGGCTCGGTTCAATCCGCGCTGGCAAAAATGGACATGCTTAAAGAGCGATTTAAAAAAGTAGGAAAAATTGAAGGAGCCATTGCTTCTGTCTTTTCCGGGCTAAACCTCGGAGGAATGCTTGCGGCAATTCCCTTTATTCGCGATGCGGAGTTTTATGAAGATGCCAGAAACCTCGTTGCAAAGGAAATTACTCGGGCGTTTGACGGCGGACGGCCAACGGACAAAGACTTTGCGATTCTTTTAGCAAGACTTCCTCCCTCAATATCTGAGAAGGATAGAGGGGTTGAAAAAATCGAAGCGGTTCGCAACCTTCTTATGGCGGAGGCTGGCCCGAACGGAAGAATTGAGCCTGGGGCTATCGCTAGAAAATACGCTTCCGAATATGACGCCCTTGGCTCTTCGGCGCGAAACGCAGGAACGCGAATGAAAATGCTTGCGGACAAAGAAGACTGGGAATTCTTTAAGGAAGGCCAGTAATGCCAAAGCTCTACGATAGGCAAGCCAACGAGTGGCGAGACATAGCCGACCACCTTGTGGAGGATGCCTACAAGAGCGGGCGGTTCCTTTTCAAGAAGGGCGCTGAGGTCAACGTTCAGTTGCCCGATGGGCGCTACGGGACGGTGCCTGCGGAGCACCTTGATGATGTTCTGCAAGCAGGCGGAACTTACGACCTGGCAGCAGACAGGCAAGAGCGCATTGAGCAGGCCGAGTATGGTGAAGATCGAGATCTCGAAGCTCTTCTATTAGCCGCCGGAAGGGGCTTAACGTTCGGCCTCTCCGACGTGGCTGCTGAGAAGTTCGGTGATTACTCAGAAGAAGAGCTTCGTAAGCTCGAAGAATACAATCCCACTATTAGTGCCGTTGGTGAAATTGGTGGGGCCGTACTGCCTGCTTTTTTCACTGGCGGCACTTCTACTGCTGCACAAATTCTCTCCAAGGGTACTCTTGCGGGGCAAGCAGCCCGTGCAGGGGTGGCCACCGAGAAAGCAGTCGCTGGCGCCATTGGCCTAGACAAGGCCACATTTGTTGCAGACAAGATGCTCAAGGGCGGAGCTTCTCTTGGCGCAGCCGCAGGCATAGAGGGTGTTCTCTTCGGCGCGGGCGAAACCATTTCTGAGGAGCTGCTAGGCAGAACAGACAGGACAGCAGAGCAGATGCTTGCCAACATCGGCAGCGTTGGCCTCTTGTCAGGCGGCATCGGAACCGCCCTTGGCGCTGGCCCAGGAGCGCTCACCAAGGCTTTCCAGGCATTCCATGGCAACAGGTTCTCTAAGGGGCTTGGCGACAAGGTGGCTCAGTTCTCTGACGACCTGACTGCGGCTATGACCAGTGGCGACAGGGCGACGATTGCCAAGTTTAGAGACCCGGAGTTTTTGGATAGGTACATCGGGTTTGACGATATTCGCAAAAAGACACATGCCGACACAAGGAGCTTTATCAACTCTTTTCAAGACGACTTTGAGCAAGCAACCAAGATGGCTGCCGGGTCAACCAAGGCAGAGGAGATGTTGGACCTGGTCAATGCGGTTAATCCCGTTCAGACCCTAAACTCGTCAGCTAACGTGATTGCCTCCTTAAAGGGCAGGCTTGAAGAGATGGTTGAGAATACGGCGGATTACGCGCAAAACGCAGGACCATTACTAAAAGCTGTAAATGACAGAATCGACTCAATGGCGACCTTGATTCAAAAGGGCTTAAAGAAAAATGGACAACTCCCCGAAGGGGGGAAGGTTGTCTTTGAGAACGGGTCGTTCCTTGTAAGGTCGAAAGATACTGGCTGGGGAGTAACAAGAGGGCGCACGCAGGAAGTTCCTCTCGATCAAATCCCCACCGATTGGGGCAATATTCCAGCACATGTGTTCAACCTGGTGGACGACTTTAAGAAAGTCGTTGGCTCGTCTCTTGGAAAAAACAGGGCTCTCGACAAGGTCGGGTTTAACACCGATGCTGCTTTTGGGGACATCTACACCAGCCTGCGAAAGCACCTTGAGGATGAGGCTCTTTTTGGCCCTGCTGCGGCGGCGCAGAGAAAGGTCAATGCCCCGTATCACGAGCTTCTCAAAATCAAGAAAACCTTTGAGCGGCGCTTTATGCACAAGGTTGGCGACAACATTGAAGCCAATGACCTGAAGATACGAACCTTTGTTAAAAGGGCGGACCAGTTCGATGAGGCAGGGGCAGGCGACAAGCAACTCTTCGAAGAGACCATTGCGGCGTTTGGTAAGTTTACCGAAGCAGCCAAAGGATCCTATTCGGCAAAAGAACTTACTGAGAAATTCGGGGGCTTCGCCCGCAACACCGAGGCCATCAACAAGCAATGGGCCGACTTCGGAGAACTCCTCGCGGCACAGAAAGAACTCCGGCACCTATCTCAGACCAACGATAGCTCCATGTCCCTGCTCGCTGGTGGCGCTGCTTACGCCATAGGCGGCATACCAGGCGCAGTTGTGGCTGCCGCAGCCAACGACATCATCCGGCCCGGAAACGCCATTAGAAGGCGCATGGTAATCCACAACATGAAGTCTATGATGACCAAGCGCATAGACAAGAGCGTGTCTCGGGTGACCAACCGGATTATCAAAAACAAGGCCGGTGGCCCGCAGAGAGCATCGAAGGTTCCGTCCATCCTGGCGCTCGTGGGCGTGAAGTCCACGGGAGACTCAAACGAGGACATCGCAGCAGAGATGCAGGCCATCCAGCAGATTGCATCGCCCGATGCTCTTGCAGCTCGCATTGAACAGGGCACCGCTGACCTGGAAGATGCGCCGATGCTGCGGGAAGAGTTGACCAATGCAACAATTAGGCAAATAGGCATGCTAAGAGATGCTGCGGCCAAGGGGGCAATCGTGGAGACTGACCCGTTAACAGGGCAGCAGAAGATTGTGATGTCGGATTCGGGCAAGGGTGAATACAGGGAGGTCAGGGATACGCTGGCGGACCCAGTAGGAAACTCTACCCAGGCGCTCGAAAACGGCACTGCTAGCCGCACTATGGGGCGGACATTCGCGCAGGCTTTCCCAATTCTCTTTCAGGAATATGTAGAGAAACTCCTTGGCGACATTCGGGAGGAAGCGGAGAAAACGGGCATCGCACTAGCCTTCGCCGATACCATGCAGCTAAGTAGCTTTACGGGAATACCCCTGAGCCCAACGCTTAACCCTGTCTTTATCGGAGCCATGCAGAATGTCATGAAAGCGACAGACCAGGGAAGACGGCCCCAGAGGCGAGTTGCTTCTTTGAAAGAGTCAGCCAATCGCGCTATACTACCAGTAGAACAGGCCATGACCTGAACCACTTGAGATGAAGATATGTCTCGGCCTTGTGCCCTAGGAGGAATTGATGAGAACCGTCACCAAAGTATTCGCTGGCCTGTCTGGCACCACAGAAGCCACGGCCCTGGACCTCAAAGTCCAAGAGCACTCTAAGCAGACGTGGGAATTTTACGCAGACAACAGTTCGGCGAATATCCGCATCCGTCTCAAATCTATCTTTACAGATGCCACCGGGACAGAGGTTGCAACGCCGACAATCCAAACCATTGACCTGACTGACCAGGTTTTAACGATTGTGAATTTCGACATGAAGCTCGAACACATCCGATGTACCTACGACGATGATGGCACTGGCGCGATGGCTGGCGACCTCCACATCAAAGCCACAACAGCGAAGTGAGGTAAGTCATGGCAGATGCAAAAATCATAACCTATGGCGAAGCCTTCAGTGCGACGACTGATGTAGTGCCGGATAATCAGACGGTAGCCCTGGACATCGAAAGCCTGGATGGGAAGGAGTACGTTCGCCTCGATACCACCGATGGAACCGAGCGCTTAATCTTGGGCAATGGTGACGGAGGTTCGGGCGTTGTCCCCACTATCATAGGGAACTACAACTCGAACCGAGGAGCTTACCCCTTTATTATCGACAACGGCACTCAGTGGATTGAGATGATCACTGGTGGCACCAACAAGATCAAATCTCAGACCGCTACCAATTTTCAGCTAGGTACGCACGGATCGCACACGCTGGAGTTGATCACTGCCAACACGGCACGTGTACACATCGACTCAGCGGGCAAAGTAGGCATTGGAGGTACTCCAACATCAACGCTTCACGTTCACGGGGGCAATGCTTCAATTGCAACTTTTCTGAGAACGGGACATAGCAATGCGGTTCTCGAAGTTCGGGGCAGCAGTGACGATGTGATACTGCAAGCAACCGAGCATTTTGCAATCAACACAAACGCAGGCACCGAAGCTCTGCGGATTGATGCGAGTCAAAAAATTTCAACCGGAGGATTGTCAAGCGGCCAGTTGTGCGCCGCTGGAGGCATCCACATCTATGAGTCCGACACTGGCGTTGCCCTGAGCGGTGCTGAGGGTGCTAATCATCTGGTGATTGAGAGCAGTGAGTCGGACGGTGCGGGCCTTACGATTTTAAGTGACGATGACAAAAAGAATAAAATCCACTTTAGCGATGGGGCGGCGTCAGGGAGAATTGAATACAACCACGATGGCAATATCATGTCGTTCTACGCGTTCAACCACGAGCGCCTGACGATCAAAAGCGGGGGCACCGTCGGGATTGGACAAACTACACCTGCAGGGTTTCTTGAGGTTGAGTGTCCAGACAATGCAAATATACCGGCACTTCTTATCGATCAGGATGACACAACCAACAACCCATACGCTATCGAAATCCAAAACGCAGGAACTGGTGACTCAATTCGAGATGATAGCGGCGCAAAGCTTACAGCGGCAGGGGTCTTTACTGATGCTTCCGACATCGCGCTGAAGTCCGATATTGAGACACTCCCTTACGGCCTTGAAACTGTTTTACAGCTAAAGCCCGTTAGTTACGATTACAAAAAAACAGGCCAAGCAGACATCGGTTTTATCGCTCAAGAAGTAGAGCAAATTATTCCCGAGGTTGTCTTCGGCGAAAACGGCAGTAAGTCGATGTCTTATGGGCACCTAGTTGCCGTGCTAACCAAAGCGTTGCAGGAAATGCACGCAAGAATCGAGGAGCTAGAGAATGGCGGTTAAAACACTGCATCAAGTACAGGTGACTATCAGCAAGAGCATCGCAACCGGAGAAGTTTCGGCTCAGTGCCAGGCAATCGCAACATTGCCCGAAGTGGATAACACTCGCTTCGGTGTGAGCTTGCCGATGGAAGGTGATGGCGTTACTGAACTCATCGATAATGCAATCGCAGCACTCAAAGAGCAAATGTCTACTGGCGGCCACGTCGTCGAGGATGCGCAACCGCCGGAGTGATGTAATGGATCCAGAGTCAGCGGTCGGGGGCGGTATAGTAGCCGCCATTGTCGTAGGGATGCGGCTGGCAGAGAGATTCAGTGACAAGCGCAACCCGTCGCATAATGGGAATGGGTTAGCTTCAAAGCTCGCTGTTCATGAAGAGAAGCTCGAAGGATTGAGTGACCGAGTGGACGACGTGAGCGAGAAGACCCGGGAAGCACTATCGAATACGTATGAGATAATTCGGCGGATGGACATTAAAGATGCAGTAGAGAAAGATAGGCGGGACAGAGATGATACAGGGTAAGACTAATGGCAAACTCTCATCAGAGTTCTTCATTTCTATTTTGGGAATGTGCGGTGGCATCCTTTGCGCCATCTTCTCTGACTCTCAGTGGGCTCAGATTGGTGGGCCCATTCTCGCCGCTGTCTGTGGCGCCAGTTATTCCCAGTCACGGGCCACCGTTAAGCGAGCCCTCGCCAGCGCGGAGGCTGTGTCCTCAGCAAAAAAGCCGCCGGAGGGCTGAGAGATGTCTTCGCATCGAGGAGCCAAGATGATCATGGTCTTGACCTCGGTGTACGTATGCTCGGCTCTGCTAGTTCTGAAGTACGGGCCGAGGCCTTTGCGAGAGTTAGCGGCACGATTACTGAGGGACTGAGTGCTTTCGCCGATGTTGGAATGGAAATGAACGAGGCACTGGATTGGCAGGCTACAGCGGGATTGAAGTGGAGGTTCTGATGTTGCCACCCATCCTGGCGCGCAAGAAGGTGTTAGGGTACCCGGTCTTTGACGGACAATACGATCTCAATATCATCGGCGTTAGAAAAAGAAACGGTATCCCTAATCAGTTCGACGACATGGTGTCCTGCGTCTACCGTAAAGACGGGCAGTGGATTGCCCACTACTGGGCAGCCACATGTGACCCAGGCCAGTACTACTTGCTGAACCCGCTGCAAGTGAAGGGCACTGCAATCCTGTGCCCCGGACATTACAGGGGGGCCTGGGAGATTGACCTCCATCATGGCAAGTATGAAGCGCTGTGTCAGCGCGGCGGGGAGGTGACTGTCTGGCGGGATGCCGACCGGGACGGGGACTTCGACAAGACAGGTAAGGTTGACACGGGGTTCTTCGGAATCAATCTCCACAAGGCAGGCCAGCACTCCACCCGTGTGGACAGGTGGTCGGCTGGTTGCCAAGTCCTAGCGAATGAGTCAGACTTTGATGAGATGATGAGGCTTGCCCGGTTGCAGGTTGCAACCAACGGGTGTAAGTCATTTAGTTATACACTACTGGAGGAATGGTAATGCCAAAAGGACCAGGGACATATGGAAGCAAGGTGGGCCGACCCCCCAAGGCAAAGAAGCCTAAGCCTAAGCCAAAGAAGGTCAAGCCCAAAAAGAGCAAGCGTTAGTGCTTGCCCTTAGCCTCTACTTCATCTGTGGGCCATATATCTGCGCGATTGCCTAAGAGCAGATCGACAAAATCCTTGAGACCTTCCTTGGTCATCCAGGTCTTTTGTGCAAGGTGGGACACCCACATAAGGATGTCGTCTCGCGTTCTGATACGCACAAGTTCAACTGCGTAATCATAGCCGCCTTTGTTGGTTATGATGCAGTTGCTCTTGAGCTTCCAGAAGTCTTTCTTTCTTGGTTCAATCTCATTTAGTCTTACAGGGTCTCTCACTTTAATCCTCCCAAATTAGTAATTTTTAAACTCTCCGATACAAAACGTCCACGGCTCTTTTACCCTGCCACGCCTGCCCCGGCTTTGCCCCCTAGAGCAGTGGTGGCAGACTCGGAACCATTGGTCCCGATATCCCCATGAGTGGAGGCCTATGTAGCAAAAGAATTTCATGCCGCCTCCTCCTTGGTTTCGACTTTCCGCACAGTCGCCTGACTAGGGCTCTTCTTTCCAAAGAGGGCCCCAATGGCCCCAGGCTCTTTTGCAACCCGTTCTTTAAGCGCCTGGTCAAGGGGTGACCCCTCGCCCATCTTTTCCTCAAGGGCCTTTAGGTCATTGACTGCATCACGAAGAAGGTTGCTTAACTCCAAATCCTGGGGGCTCCCCTCTATCTGGTATCGTCGATAATACTCAGCGCTCCTATCGGCGCATTCGTTAGTTAGCAGGATGGTCGTCTCCACGATTGCCTGCAATCTTTGATGATCTTCCTTGAATAGCTTTTTGCGACTCATGACTCTCCCCCTTCAGCTAAGCGAGCAACGAGTTCTCGGTCTTCATCGGCGATCGGCTCGGAGTAAGCCTTGGTCATAATGCGAATCTCCTCTTCAAGCTCAGCAATGCGTGCAAGCAGGTGCTCCTTTTGCTCCTGCCAGCGAGCCTTCTCTTCCTCTATGGTCTCTCTGTCTTCAGGAATATTCTGAGCAGAAAGTTCTGTTATGCGCTGCTTTGCTTTCGCAAGTTGAGATTTGAGGTGAGTGCTATAGGCGACACCTGAGTTCTCAACTGTGCGGGGTTTGTCGGGGTAGACTGCGAGCATCTTAGATACCTTAAAGTCCCCCCAGTCATAGATGGCCATGTGGCCCACCGTTGCTATTGCCATTATCCCCAGAAAAACTGGGGCCCTGCTGGGCGTGCTGTGCCCACCGTATGATGCTTTCATTGTATTACCCTTTGCTTAAACGTCCATTTTGTACGACGACAAATAAAGACCTGTTGCACCGAGCACGCTAGAAATGGCGATACCCAGTGCCCACTCAAAAAACGTCATTCTTATTTCCCCTTTTGTTTGTTCCTCCTCCATCCCCACGGAAATGGGAGAACATCGGCCAACCTGCGAATGTCCTCTTTCCATGAAATGCGCCAGC